CCCAGAGGAGTCCAAGAGAGTATACCAGGCGCCTGTGCGAACCAAATTGGATGAGCCAGCGATTGCATCAAACAAGCTTTCATCATCCTGAATGCCAATCTCATCTCCCCAAAGGATTCGGAAGTTACACTGCCGACCTTGAGTACCAAAGCGAGATTTCTCCAACTTTACCTTAACCTCTGAACCGATGCGAAAGCCCTTATCATCAGTGACAAAAGATGCCTTAGCTTTTCGCCCAGTCAGCCAGATGCGAAGTGAGTATGCATAAATCATAGCCTTTCCGCCTGGTGTGACATAAGGGGTCGTCATAGCCTCAGAAGGCGAACGAGTGATGTTTGACTTCAACTGGTTAAGAACCAAGAAGGTAGACTGCGAGTTAGCAATGGGTACAGTCAACTTAGACATGCCCTTTGCAAGAATGCGAGCCTTCATAGCCATAGAGGACTGAGGGTTGAAATCTCCTTCAATATCCGAGATAGCTGGAGTCAGAGCCAAAGAGTCCCAGATAAACAACATACGATTGTCATTGTTTGCCAAGAGATCCTCGATAGTCTCCAAAACGAATTCAACAGAAGCTGCCTGAACATAAAGAAGGCTGCTCAAGTCGCAGCCCGCTTTCTCAAGGAAAGCCGGATCAATCGCAGACTCAGAGTCAAAATAAATAACATCCATTCCCATCTTTTGAGCGTTCGCAGCAACTTGGGCTGCCATATAAGACTTTCCTGTTGCTTCAAGACCTGCGATCTCAACAACCTTACCAACGGGGATGCCAGAAAGTTTACCACGACAAATAATTGAGTCCAACCAGCGAGAGCCAGTTGGAATCCACTCTTTAACCTCGGTGGGGTTTTGTTCAGTCAAGTCGTGAGCGACATTCAGACCAGCCCTTTTATTAATAAGGGCACGCATATCAGATAAGTTTAACTTACCTGCTTTTGTAGTTTTAGCTTTCGCCATTCTCATTTAATCTCCAAAATAAAAGTGTGAGGCACCTGATAACCCTGTGCCTCCCTGTGGGCGCGGGGATTACGCTCCCATGAGTTCGTTGAAGGCAGCGTCAACAGAGGACACTGTGTCAGTGGAGGGAGGAGGGGTTGTGGTTGAACCAGTCCCCTCGTTGGTGCCTTCTTCACCAAGCAGGTATGCGTCTAACATAGCGCCTACTTCTGCTGGCGTTTTACGCTCAAAGAGCGTGTCGAATTCTGGAATACTTTCAAGAAATTCCGCGCATCGTTCGTCACCACCAACTGCCTCATCACAGAGGACAGAAGAGCGACGACGTGGAGTAAGCTTCGTTTGTGGGAAACTTGCTCCGGGTGGCTTACCATAGTGAAGAACAAGATCAGTTCCTGTGTCAGTATCGGTAATATCTCCGTATTCTGGATTAAGGACAAGGTTGAGCAATTGCTCATATACTTGTTTTCCATAACCCCAAATACGAACACCCTTATCTTCTTCACCTCGTACAAGTACGGGTGAGAAAAATCTTTGACGTGCCATAAGCGACTTCGCCATTTTAATACTTTCTTCGGTGCCCTCGTTAAAAAGCTTCCGAACAAAGTCGTTCAGTGGATCCTCTTCACCAAAGTTCTTCTTTGGACTGAGGAAGCCTGGATTGTTTCCTACGTTGTAGTGAAACCAGAAATCCTTGAAGGGATCGCCGTCAGCGGTAGGAACAATACGAATAGTCTGTTCGCCATCTTGTGGACGCCAGAACGTATCGCGGTTACCTCCGCCTTTTCCTTGCAGTGCAGCCCTGCGCTGCTTCATTTTATCTAAATCAATTCCCATTGTCTTTTCTCCTTGTAGTTGTGACTGGTTGGTCTAGAGTCAAAGCGATAACTCTCTCGCTTTGCTATTATAGATTGTAACATAGTTTTATTCTTCTGTCAAAGAATTTTCAAAATAATCTGGATCTATTGGAACTGTGACGACAAATCCTGCTGCCAGTTCACATTGGCATCCGTCATCATCGAGTGCAATAAAGTCTCCAATAAAAAGAGCGCAAGTGACTTCACATCGCCCAACCTTTTTTCCAAGTTCAATTCCGTTTTTATGAACCTGCATTGCTGCAAAGGTGCCAATTAGAGAAAGAGCAAACAATGTAGTCATTCTTTTCCAGTGGTCTTTTAAAAAATTTAGTGCGGTTTTCATATAATTCTTAATTGTTCGTTAACTCGGTGTTTGCCACCAAGTACCCGTAGTTTTGTTCATAAGAGGTAGAGTAAACTTGAAACCCTGCTCGAACGTCTTTCCCAATGTTTTTATTAATATTGTCAGTTAGTGTTCGCAAAAGTTTTCCGTCTGTCTCTAATGCTTTTGAGTTGATAGCATAATAATAACACTTCTCTCGGATGTTGTCAAGGGAAAAAAACAATTTTTCTTTGCCCTCGTCCACATTTACAATGCCAAATGTTGAAATGCGTGTTGTATCTGCCTTATCAAATGGGGTCGCATGGATCGCTTTCTGGTGATCGTAAATATTAACCATGTGAATAGTGGAGACAATCAGTTCATTTAGCCTATCATAGTAGCCAATAATTGGAACATCGCCCAGAACTTCTTCTACTTTCTTATTATCTACAAGAAAAATACGATTGAACACACCCGAGCGGGTATACTCTTGTAAAACATTTCTTACTACTCGCTCTTGGAGGATGTTCATGTGTCCCAAGAATTCCATATCTGGCTTGATATAAAGAATATTAACTTTCTTTCCTCGGAGGTTCTTTAGAATTTGAAGTGAAGCGCCGGAGATCATGCCAGAACCAGACAATACAAATAGAATATTGTCTGTGGTTTTGGCAAAGAATGTCTTCATCGAGCGAACGGTTTTCTCGTACTTCTCAGGGCTGTCTTGTTTTTTTAACAAATGGCAGTTTTTGCTTTTAGGGTCAAGACCCTCGGAGTCAATCTTAAAGGTCTTATACTGAGGATATTGTGCAAACTTGTCTGCAATAGCACAACCAGCTTTTCCAAGTCCGATTACTGTATCCATTCAATCCTCCTCATATCCCCATATGACTTGCCCGCACTTAAGTTAACCTGAAACTTTCCAAAAGGAGTTTGAGAAAATATCTCCAACAACTCTTGGACACAATCACGCTCGGTATCGTCAAAGTCTATAACAATACTATCATGAAGTGTGAAAGAAATAAAAGAATTTTTATTTTTTAGCTTCTCTGCAATTTTAAATGCTCTGGAAAGCACGACATCACTTGTTGTGCTTTGTATTAAATAGTTTAATGCGTGGTGTTTGTCCGCACTGATTACACGATCCATCGGAGTAATGACAACTTGCCCATTCCAATATTTTCTTAAGATGCCCTCGCGATCATAAAAGCGGCGTGGTGCATAATCTTTTGACTGAGGATTGTAAAGCCAAGAGAAGATGCGCTTCTTTACTTCATCTCTTGTTCCGTTTCCACGATATATGTTATTCAAGTTCCAGATGTGGAGATCCTCAGTGGGTTGCTGCTTGCCGCTAAGACCAAGCAGAACACGAAGTTCCGCTGCATTGTAATCAAGCTCCACGAAGTAATCGTTTGTCGGTTTGATAATAGAGCGATATTCGCTGTCAAGTGTGAGGATTGGAAAGTAACTCTTATAAGTCGTCATGCGTCCAGTCTTCGTGCCCCACATATTGTAGTTGATGTGCGGCTTGGTGTATTTGGACTTCTTAAGGAAGTTGCGTACCTTTAGTTGATGGCTGTCGCGGGCGATCTCTGAGTAATCAACATTTAACTTTTGTTGGCTGATGTCATAAGTCAACTCCGCCAAAGAACGGAGGAAGTCATAGTTCGCAGGCTTGGTGTGTGTCTTAACAATGTGATCTGTAATTTTATTCTTGACCTCGCAGTATTCTAACAAAAATCGTTGAGGAACAAGGTCAAAGAAGCAATTGATATCCAAGCTTATTTTGGCAGTGGAAAATGACTTATAGAAAGCGTTCAGGCGGGTGCTAATGGTGTCCCAGCGGTGTCTAAGAAAATCAGGGCAAACTTCATTTAAGGATTTGCCGCCGACGAATAGAGAGGCAATGAGAGCGTCTTTTTGTGAAAAAGCAGGGTTGTAGTTCCAAGTCGCAGATACAGCGTCGAAGTCAAACTCATCGCAGTCATAGATTAGTTTGCCGTCGTGGTATATACCGACACAGTGTTTTTTATCGTCTAAGGTTTGGACTAACAAGTATCACTCTTAGTATCCGCCAGCATCGCCGGAAGAGCCGCCCGATGTGGTAGTTGATGAGCCGTTACCGGATTGAGTTGGCACAGAAAGGGTGTCAGCACGAGATGACATTTGTTTTCTTTGTTGAAGTGGGAAGCGTATTTTTTTAAACACTCCATTAATATAACTCTTTGCGGAATCAAAGTCAACATTTTTATTTATATCTTGTGTGTTTTTTATCGCTTTGGACAATTCATTTCCATCTAATGCGCTGCCGAGTTCATAGTTTAGTATTTCGATGTATATGTTAAGCCAGTAAGTGTCATCATATTTGTTTTCTAAATCGCTCTGCGTTAGCTTGACTCGCTGAATCACTTCTGTTGTGGTTTTCTCACAAACAAGTCTTGAGGTCGCGGTCGGTAGCGGAAGTATGCTTGTCCTAAAATTTCCTGATTGAACTGAATATTTACTTGTTCTAACAGATCCTCGGTCCTTAATCACAGTCTTGATTGGGTAGTCGGTAACATAGCTATTGTAAAACTGATAAAGATAGACCTTGATCAGGTCATAATCATAATCTCCTGCTTTATAATAATACGTTTCAAAGAGATTGTCAAATGTAATTCCAAAATTTTCCATATACGCTTGCATGGCTGGAGATCCGACATCTGCGATAATCCTACCTGGGTAGTCCACATCTGCCATAAATCCAAATTTCTTAAGAGCCTTCATGTAAAAGCTAAAATTTGGATCGCTGTAAAAATCACTCGTTACTTTACTGATGTCAGAATACCCCATAGCTGGTCCTACCTCAATTGCCAAGCCCGTAGTTGACAAAGGGCACTCAGTAGAAAGAACGAAAGATGAACGACTTAGTTTAATATCACGACCCGCTATTGTTAAGAACCTCTTAAAAGATTTAACAAAGTGATCAAAGTCTTTCGGATAAAAACTATCGGGACCAAAGAAGCGACTTGGAGTTTGCATATAATCGTTAATTACCACTGAGTATGTTTGTTCGATATTTCTAGCGTATAGCTCATGCATACTCTCCCAGGCACGGATAGGTTCTAGTAGTCTTGTCTTATCGTTTTTGACAATACCCGTGGAGACACCTTTGATGTAGTAATCTCTAAAGTCATTAAATGCTTGAGCTACAAAATTAAGAACGTAGAACGTATTACCAGAGGTTTTGTTTGGGTTTGGTAATGTGCTAAAGTATTTTTCAGATGGGTATACAATATTGCCTCCAGAATCTACTTTACCATAATAAGAAACTAAAGAAGAATCATAAAAATTGTCGTGTTCAGATGTAGGCACAATTTTTGACAAAAACCTTTTTCTTAACTCAAATCTCTTTTTAATCTATCTCTCGGCATGTTTATTCTGACCTATCAAAATAAGTCTGGCTCCTGCTGCTTTACTGCTTCAATTAGCTTCTCGTCTCCAGTGGCAAGTATTCTGTTGACTAGTCGTTGTCTGTCTGCGTTTTTAGATAAATCTAATGCATTTCCGGCGCGGGCGACGATTGATGTTTTACATTCGTCTTCATCATCAGTTGTGCCTTGGCGGTCATCATCTCCAAACGCCTCCCATTGTGTATCAACATAAGTGTACCAAGTGTTGGTAGTAAGGTCTACTTCGTGAGAAACTCTGATAACTAAATGATAACCGCCGAGTCCCAAGAGCCGTGCAGGAGATTGTAGATCTGCTGACGAACCTAAAGCCTCCTGAGCACCAAAGGTGGCTGGATTTAAATATAGAAATGTTCCCGGTTTGAAAAAATTATTACCGTAGAAACGAATAGTGGCGTTATATTTTTCTCTTAAAATATCTAAAGAGTACATATTCTCGCCCTCAAAAAGGCGAGCCTCTCGAAGTCCAACCATGTCCTCTCTTTGAAAACTAACATCGTTAAGCAACCCCTTTGTGGCGCCGCCATATAAAATATGTGGAATTCTCTTTGCTCTGTCTTCTTCTTTGTCTCCTGTTCTCGTGCCTGTTCCAAGATTTATATTTGGAGTTTGACCAAGTATTGTTAGAACTTTTGCGTTTAAACTCTCAGATGTGGCTTGTTCATCAACATACTGCTGTAGTGCTACAATATCAACCCTGTTGTTCAATACACTGTTATCAACCCTCGGCAAAAAAGCGTATTTATCAAGATTGAGAAAGTATCTGTTTACTAATAATTGTGGAGGCTCCAAGTCAGTTGTTTTACTTTGGTCTTCCGCTACCGCGTCCCCAATTAATTTGGATACCCACTTAATTAAAGACTCAATATAGTTTTTAATAAAAAAGTGTTTTTTTCTTTTTGAGCTTACATTTTTAATAAACCACTTCTTAAATTCAATCATAGAGATTGGAACATCAGCAAGGCTAATTGTAATCGTATTATTAACGTCCGCTGGATTTTTATATGAAATATTAGAAAAAAGAATTTCGCCGTATTCTTTATAAAGTTCAATAACTCTTGGATCAACACTGGTTCCTTTATAAGGTCCGCTTCTTCGAGTTTGTGCGCCATAAGATAAATAGTAAAAAGGAG